GTAAAATAGACTATGCAATTTTTTGCGATACGGGTACTTGCATACCCGAAACAAAGGATTTTGTAATTGAAACTTGTAAGGCAATGGATATACCTTTGGTTATTGGAACAACTACGGATAAGGATAGCTACGAGAAGTACGTTTTACGCTTTGGCTTTCCGGGTCAGAACCACTCACAACATACAGTAATGTACCGTATGCTCAAAGACCATTCGCTTAGCCGTTGCATTGCCCAAATCAGACAAAAACGCAGAGGTTACCGTTTGGCTTTATTGACGGGTGCAAGGCGTGATGAAAGCATTAGGCGAATGGGAACAGTGCAAAATATCCAAATGCGTAAAAATGATGTTTGGGTAAATCCGATTGCGGATTGGTGTAAAAGTGATATACACCATTATTTCAATGAAAATAACATTGAAAGGTCTATCGTAGCTAAAACGATTGGCAGAAGTGGTGAGTGTAATTGTGGCGTGTATGGACACCCAAACGAACTGCTTGAAATCAAACAATGCTCTCCAAAGTTTTATGAGTATATGAAAGAGTTGGAAGCGAAAGTAAAAGAACGGGGCTTTTATTGGGGTTGGGGACAATCGCCTCCAAAAGATTGGGAAAAGGTATCACAAGGGCAAATGCAACTTCCAAGTTTGGAATCGGACTATTACAGCCAACAAATGTTTATGTGTACTACGTGCCAAAACAACAATGTTTACGGCAAATCTGCTTATGATATGAGTAGCAAGCAACGCCAAAGGGCAGTTGAGGAACACAGAATTTTGCTTCAAACTTGCAAAGGAAACATCAAAGACGTTTTTTTGATTGGTAGAATGTTAGACGTAATGACTAAATTTGAGTTCAATGATGAAAAACGCATTGAAAAACTCAAGGAAATAATTGAGAGAGAAACAAACTAAAAAAGCAACACTATTGAAATTGAGTGAAATTTAATTAAAATAAAAATGGGAAGACAATTAAGAAAAGTTCCTGCAAATTGGGAACATCCGAAAAATGAAAAAGGTGAATACAAACCAATGCTCAATGAATTTTACGGAGACGTTTTAAATAAATGGTTAGAAAATCATAATCAATGGTTGGATGGCACACACCCTGATTTGATTGAAGACCCTTTATTAAAAGAAAAATATCCATTTTATGCAATGTGGGGTGATAATGCACCTGATGTTGAAAATTATCAAACTAAAAAGTATTCTGATGAAGAATTAACGCATATTCAGCTTTATGAAACAACAAGCCAAGGGACACCTATTAGCCCTGTTTTCAAAGCTAATGAACTTGAAAAACTTTGTGAATGGGCGTCTGAAAATACTACAATTTTTGCCAATATTAAAGCAACCAAAGCCGAATGGATGGAAATGCTTGGTGATAAGCAAAGCAATTTTTAGAATAAAATCAAAATATCTTTTGTTAAAAATATAATCAAAAATATTTAAAATTCGTATATTTACAAAAAAAAACAGTTCAAACCCCCGAATGAACTGTTTTTATCTTTCACACACAAACATACATACAATGCAAATATAATAAACATTTGCTAAAAATATTGTATGTTTGGAAGAATAAAATTAACTTGGTCGGACACATCCCCTATTGATAATACATCAATAGAAGATGAGGTATTACTCAAAGTCAGCAATGAAACGCAAGCATTCTTATATCCCCAAAAAAAGATAGCCCAAAGAGGCGATGAGTTAGGATTTTACAAGGATATTACCTTCAATTTTTTGGACAGCCTATTTCTTTTTTTCAATACAAGGAATTTATTTGAGGGCTTTGAAAGTGATATACAATTATCGCAACTGATATTCCCCAAAAATGAAAACGTCAGTTTCTCCGAGATACTTGCTTACGAAAACACAATCAAACTAACTTGGACCGACAACACCGGAACAGGCATAGCCCTCGCAACAGATAAACTATACATCAAGGTCAGAAACATCACCTCAAACGACAATACAAAACTTTTCTCTCAAGGCAATATCGCTGAAAGGCAGGATACTGCTATTGTATTTAATGCAAGTATCGGCACTTTAGGTCAAACTGTAGAAATAAAATTAGGATTTGTAAGCGAAAATAATGCTTACTCTGAAGAAGTAACCTTCACACGCGTAATTGCTTCGCCTCCAATTGACTATTGGGTACAAGGAGATGGGCTTAATTGGCTACAAGGAGATGGCAATAATTGGATATATCAAAATGATTAAAATATATGGCAAATGTAAGTTTTTGGGATGCACCCAATAGAACAGCCCCCGACCCTGCAGATAGAACAGGATTACAAAGAAATCAAACCAATGCCGGTGAGCATATTACGCTCAGGCAAGTAACAGATTTTGTTTTTTCAGATGCTGAAACAGTATTTGCTGCCGAAACGGATATAGACGGCACTGAATTTCTATTTGTCAGAAAGGCTGGCGATTCAAAAAAAGTAACTGTAGATAATCTACTTGAAAGGTACGATTATTCGTCAGCAGAAACAAATACAAAAAAGAAGTTTATAAATGGCAAGCCAATCTACAGAAAATACATAGGCTCAGTAACAGGACTGGCTAACAACGCATCAATCGCACTCCCAATCGGAGCGAACGTAGATACCCTTGTGAAATGTGAAATATTTTGCAAATCCACAACAGGGAATATAACGATTCAAGTGCCACACAATCCATCTGGAAGCCAAAGGATTTCTTGGGAGATGCTGACAAGTACAAGCACAATATTTATCAGAACGAACTATGATGCATCAGCATACAATACTGTGTATGCAATTGTAGAATACACTAAGGTATAATCAATGAAAAAATTTACGCTCATCAGGTACAATAAAAAAACTCCATTTTTAGAAATGGAAAGGCTAAATATTGCCGAGCCTGAAGGGTACAAAGATTTGGATTTTGACCTAAAAAGAGATAATTCCGTTCACGGCGTATTTTTTGAATTTTCAACGGAGTTGAAGTTTTATAACTACCTGATTACAGAAAATAATGCCCAAATCAATTCAAACGCTTATGACTTTATTAAGTCTGCCTACGCACAAGATGGCGTTAATACACGCATACAATTACTTGTAATTGAAGATAATATCACTTTGTTTGACTTGTATTTCAATATGCAGTCATTCAAAGATGATCCTTTGAATAGCGTATGGTCATGCAATTGCGAAACCAAAGAACCTTTTTTGCTCAAGGACAGACAAGAGCAAAAAGTTAAAATGGCAGCCGATAAAACTGTGCAGTTGAGGGAGACAAATATATTTCAAACTGCGGAATCTGCAATAAATTCTTTTAAATTTCAATATTTTCAAACTGATTTTACAAGCCAACCAACAGATACAATTACACCAACATTTAATTGGGATGCTGAAGTTGATTTTGGCAATACAGTTGTTACAGATGGCATAGACGAAGACCAAGTTTTATTTACTACTAAAAGTTTTGGAGATTACAACTTTGAGGTAAAACACAAGTTTTGTGTTTTTATTACAGCCCCAATTAGCATCAATACGACAAACGCCTCTTTTGAATTGATTTTGCGTATAGATTCTCAGTCAAATACAAATTTATACACAAACAATATTACACTTAGCAATCCGCAACACATTGAATCTTATTTTTTCTTTGGAGTATATATCAATGTATTTTTATTTGAAAATACACAATCAGGAACATTAAACATCAATGTTTCGGGGGCAAAATTTTATGTCAATGTAAAATTAATAACTGCTCCTACTATTTCAGGTATAGGGTTTGCCCCCGATTGGCGTGTTATTTACTACATAAAAGATACAGATTATTTTAATAATGTATTAAATCAAACCTCACTTGATATACTCAGTCAATCAGGGTTTTCATTTTTTAACATTTACTACCAAAATATTAAGGCAAGTACCCCTTGCACTGGCGAGCTGTTGGGCAGCGCATTTGAGCAGATACTTGCAAAGGCTAATTTGAATCTTCAATCAAGTATAATGAATAACTTGGAGCAGTTGGGCAGTATATTCATTACCCTTGGGCGCAGGATAGCAAGGGCTACCACTGAGATAGATTTGAGTTTGAATTTTAAAGACACTTTTGAGGAATCTCAAAAGATGTTCAATTTGGGCTACGGCATTTCAGGAACAAATGTTTTGATTGAATCAATCAATTATTTTTACGATAAAACAACTTTTTACCAATTATCCGAAGTATCTGAACTTGAAATAAGCTATGCCAATGAATTTAGCTACAATGTTTTTTTGTGTGGCTATGATAAATTCAAAGAAGATAAATTGGGCAAACTCTATGAAAATGAAGCATACAATTCAAGAAGAGAGTATAATATTGAGGGGACTGTTGCGGAAAAAAAATTAGATGTAAAAACGAAATTCATTGCATCAAATTGGATTGTTGAAAAACTAAGAAGAGATGTGGATAAAAATGATGATGAGCAAATATTCGTATTTGCACTCAACAGGTCCGAAATCACATCTACAAAATACAATGCCGATGCAACCTCAACTATTTATCCTGCAAATACAGTAGTAGAAGGCATTGAACCTTATGATGAAGCAGATAACGAGTATTACGGTTTGGATAAAGAGAATATATTCAATATTCGCTTGTCTCCCCGAAGGATTGCTATGAACTGGGAAAGCATTTTGAAAACAAGCCTATACAAATTTGACGCATTGGAGCAAAAGGCTATGTTTATTTCAGGAGAGCCGAAAACACAGCTAAGAATAGCCGATGTGATTGAGAATGAGAATATTGATTTATCCCTCGTGAGCGCATTATTCAAGCCTGAAAAGTACGAACTCAAAACGTATCTTTCTTTGGCTCAATTTATAGACATAAAAAGTAATTATTTATACAAATTAATTAAATTTGAGTATAATTTAATTGATTACGAAGGCTTTATTTTGTCTGCAAAATATAATTTTAATACTGCATTGCTTGAACTAACGCTTATCGCAAATTCTGATGATTAACCAAGTAAGACCATTTTCCTTTCTTAATTTCAATTACGCATCAGGCTACACGCGCAAGTGTAGTGATATGGTCTTTGCTGCAAATGCTGCATTTCAAGATAGGATTATTGATTTTATTAGATTGCCGATTCCTGCCGGAACAATCACCATAGAGTTGTTGGATAAAAACAACAATGTCTTAAAAACATTTGTAGATTCCGAATTTGAAATATTAACAGGCGCATTGAAATTGGATTTTCTTGTCCCTATTCAATCTCAAAATATCAAAGAATGTTTTTTGCAGATTTATGTCAATAGTTCGCTTATTGTCAAGTCCGATATATTTGCAATTTGGTCAAACTATGATTTGGTCAAACAAAAAACGGAACTTCTGAGGTACGCATTCAATCAATATCCAAACGACTATGCCGAAATACGCTTGCCGATAAACTTGACTAAGGCAAAGCCCAAGGATAATGGTAGTAAGTTCTTGACAAGTGATGATGAACTGGTCAGACCTATCCCCAAATCCCAAACCGAGTATGATGTACTTGTTTTCTTTCAGGATTACGAGCGGTTTCAAAGGAAAATATTTAACCTTTTTAGACAGAGATATTGCCGTATTCAGTTTTTTGGAGAGTATTACAGGCAAGTAGTATTTGAAGATGAATTTGAACTTGAATACCTGCCAAGGCATAGAAATACGGTAGCTAATTTGGTAGCCAAAATCAAAATCAACGGTACACAATTAGAAAGTCAAGATAACATTCAAGATTTTGTGATTTTGGCACAGCCTTATGCCAATGCTGAGGTTTATTTTTTGGGTCAATCGGCAAACGTGGCATTTACTACGAGGTCATATAGAATACTACTTGATAAACCTTTGTTAGAATCGCAAACCGTAAGTTTTCAAGTGGTCGGACTTCCACCAAGTCCGGCGCAAGACTTCTATTTTTCTGATGACGTTTTTCCAAGCGGAAATATCACTTTCAATGCTTACCAAATGTCAGCAGATTTTAGTATTGTCATCAAAACCGATTACAATACAATCGTTGAGGATGCAAATTATAAAATTCAATACACCGATAGCGATTTAATCAAATTCAACTTGCCTGATTCCGAAGCGATTATTCAGATAACAGGGAATCTGAATTTTGGTGATGTGGCAATAGGATTATGTAAAAAGCTATCATTCCAAATCACCAACTTAGGCTTGGAAAATCTAATCGTTACAAGTTTGGATTTGCCGTTTGGGACGCTTATCTATGAGGCAGATTGGCAAGGCGGTGTTATTGCCCCCAATCAAATCGTAACCATAGAAATAACCTTTGAACCCACACAGACAATAGATTATAATGGCGCAATAACGGTCTATTCAAATGCCTCTATCGGCAACAATACAATACAATTAACAGGCTCAGGTAAACTATTTGATGCAGTGAAATACACAGAAGTCGCAATTGCTTTGGTAGCGGATACTGCCAAGACAATCAATCATAATTTGAACAAAGAAACAGTACTCATAGAGGTTTGGGATATAACTTCAAATCCTGATGAGAAGGTAGATAGCATTACAACTATCAAAACGGACAATAACAGTCTGCAATTAATAAGCGAAATCAATAGAACAGTAAACATTATTGTAATAGCATAATGACTAAATTATCAAGCATCAAAATTCCTAAAAGGAATGGTACGCCAACAAATCCCGAAACAGGATTTGTAAAAATATATGTAAAAATAGCTGATGGGAAGGTTTATATTCTAAATGATGCAGGCATTGAAACAGAAGTTGGAAGGGCAGGTATTGAAACTTCACAAGCAACTGTTGAATCGCCCATCAACAACGAAAGTGATAAATTCGTATCTGCGAGAAGGTTTTGGCAGGGGATAATTTCGTTTCTTAGCTATAGTTGGACGTGGGTAGCAAAGCAAACCTTTTCGGTTGCACCTCGCTTGACTGGATTTAATACAAAATACATCAAAACAAATGCAGATGGTGATATTGAAGGATTAGACCAAATACCCGTAGCCGACATAAATGGATTGGTAATGCCGAATGTAACGGCTTCAAACGGTCTCACCAAAACAGGGGATAATATCAAGCATGGAGGTACTTTAACCGAAAATACAAGTCTGAACGGAGCTGTTAGATACCAGCTTGGATTGACAACTTTGTTAGAGCGATTTACGGCAGCTGCTTCCAATTTTGTTCAATTGGTTGCACCAGACATACAGTTAAGCAAGTCAGATGGAAATGCGAGTATTCAGATAGCAAATGGCGGTTTGACGATTAGTTGGGGCAGTTCAGGCACTTCTTTCTGTCAAATTCTAATCGATAATAATCGGATTAACTTCTTTTCTACTGCCAATGGTGGCGCAACATCTTCAACCCTGCAAATAAATAAAAACGGAACGATAGCGTTTTTTGGCACTGTTTCGGGCATCACAAAGGCAATGGTTGGGCTTGGAAATGTGGATAATACTTCGGATTCGAGTAAACCCATTTCAGCGTTACAACAAGCAGCCTTAAACTTAAAAGCCGATTTAGTTGGTGGCGTAGTTCCTTCAGCTCAATTGCCTCCAACCGTAGATGAAATATTAGAATATACCAATCTTGCAGGTTTTCCAGCAACAGGAGAAACAAATAAATATTATTTGGCACTCGATACCAATAAAACTTATCGTTGGAGTGGTTCTGTATATACACCAATGAATGAAGGAATTGCTTTGGGCGAAACAAGTAGTACAGCATATAGAGGCGATAGGGGTAAAACAGCGTATGACCATACTTTTCTAACCAATAATCCTCATGGTGTAACAAAAGCACAAGTAGGATTGGGTAATGTAGATAATACTTCAGACAATAATAAGCCTGTAAGCACATTACAAGCTGCTGCTGATTCGCTCAGGCAGTTGCTATCTGAAAAAAATGCAGCAAACGGCTATGTAGGCTTAGACGCAAACCAACAAATCAGGCTCGGCACATCAGTCATTCCAAGTGCAACGACACTTATAATGACTGGCTCAGGCAATGTCATTCAGGTTTCGGGAACTACCGAAATCGTAACCATTCCTGCACCTACAAATACAACATTTTTGTACTTGATTGGTAATCCAAGTGCTAACCTTCTAATCAGCAACGCCGGCAATGTGCGGAGCATTACAGGCGAAAAAATAAGAATTACCGCAGGGATTTGCTTGCATTTGACGTGGAATCCTTATGATTTGGTTTGGGAGCAAGTTAATATTTTGGCTTCTCAATTCGTAGATACAAATGTATATCGCACCGGCAAGGCATATAGCATTGTGGCAAAAGGCAAATTTACTGGCGGTACTGTGAATTTGGGAACTACAATGAAGGCTTATCCTTTTGTTTTGGAAAACGATTTTGAGGTAAGCGAAATGCGTATAAACGTAACAACTGCCATCGCTTCTTCTTTTATTAGAATGGGAATTTATGAGCTTGATGCAGATTTTTACCCTACTGTTCCTCTTTTTCTTTCAGGTGAAATAAACTCAGCTACAACAGGCGTGAAGAATATTCCTACATCGTCATTTAGTTTTCAGGCAAATAAGTATTACGGATTGGTAATACAAGCAAGTATAACGGGTGTATTGCTTAGAAGTGTGGATGATAGCAATTTGCCTTTTATTTTGGGCGATGACCCTGCAATGGGAACGGCACCAAACACCAATTGGAGCGTAACAAGAACTTACGCAGCTTTGCCAGACCCGTTTACGGCTGGCGGTACATTGAACTCAACGGATATGCCTAATTTACTTGGAATAGCAGTTTAAAATTATGATTCCCAAAAGAATAAAAAATAAGTCAAAATTTGTAACGGTTACACCTCAAACTTATTCATTCACCAATAGCGGATTATTGGATATTCGCAATACCAACAATGTAGTGTTGGATAGCCTAAAATTCGATGGCGCAGTTGGAGCATCTACAAGAACTGTATTTTTGGAAAACTGCAATAACCTCACAATTAAAAAATTAATTATTGATAATTCAAAAGACGTTGCTTTACAGTTGCAAAAATGCAGTAATGTAACGATTGAGGCTGTTTACATTGATACGCCTTTGAATGGTGGTATGTATCTTTTGAATTGCGAAAATGTCAGAATTAAAAACTGTTTTTTCAAAAATATCAAAAGGCAGTCAGGCAATAGCAGGGGGCAATCGGTACAATTAAACGGTTGCAGGGATTGCGTTGTAGAATGGTGCTTTACTTTTAATGAGGCTGGATTTGCTCCTGAAGATATTTACAACAATTACAATGGGCAAAGGAATAAATTTAGGTATTTATTTGGTAGAAGTACAGATGTTTGTACAAGTTCAGGAACACTTGCGATTATTGATGGAAGCAAGCGAGTTGCGGAAATAGACAAAGGTACACTTGCAGATGACGATTACTGGGGCAAATTGACAGGTGTGTATAATATGGGCAATGACAATGTAATAGAATACTGTTACGGTGTCAATCCTGCAAATGTAGGTGTGGCGATTGCGGTAGGAAGCCGTAATTTGATGCAGTATTGTAAGGTATTTTCAGACGGTACGCTTACAGGTTCTACGGTTGCCGGTTGCGGTGCATATCTTTCTGACCAAGGCGGGTTTAACGAAATCAATCAAAATACAGTGAGGCATTTAAGGAGCAGATGGAACAATGGCACAAATGATAACCATTATTTCTATGACCTTACACCTCCAAATAATGACGCAAATGCAACTTGGACGGATAATACAGTTGATAGCACCTTATCATTAACCTTGCTTCCTGAAGGGGCGAAGCTCATTGATTACAATAAATTTATAAGAATTTGTTTGGCAGCATAATGATAATCACAATACTGCCAAATTGGGGGTTTTTATTTCATCTTGTAGCGGTCAGTATTGTCTAATTTCCTGACGATTTTATGAAGTAAATGATTACTGTTTCTTGTTTCATCCAAGTTCTTTTTCTCGTAATTGGCAATGAGTAACATTGTATCGTTTGCCCCTTTTTCGTAACCCTGATTGTAGATGTACTCTTTGGTTTGGCTACTGATTTGCTTTGGCGGTGCTTGCAAAAGCCTGATTTCTTTTTTGGTTGTGGCAAGCAAATCAAAGTCATTGTGGTATCTTTTATAAAAGTCCACTGCTTCGGGTAACAGCCTGTTGTCGAAATCATAGCCAATCGCCCTATTGGTAGGTGCATCTACTACCCTTTCATTTTTGGAGAGCATTGCCACAATACTATCGCTTGTTTCTGTTCCCCTGCCTTCCACTCGCTTTATACCTTTGGCAAACTTTGGAGGCTGTTGTGCAAGTATGGTAGCCAATTGGATGGCACCCAAAGCACCTGTTGCAATGGCAAAGCCTGCTCCTGCCGGAAGAGGTGTTTGAGCCAATGCACCAATAATCGCTTTTGCGGTGTCGGCAATGGTTTCTGATACCCTAATTGCTTTATTGAATCTGAACTGCCTTAATTTTTCCTTCTTTATTTGTTCATCAATCTTCTTCTTTTCTGCTTCAGCATTTGCCTTAGCGAAAGCCTGTGCCTGCTCATTGCCTTCGTAGAGTTCAAGTTCTTCAGCTAATTTTTCATCTACTGCCGTTTTTTCAGATTCTAATTTTTCAATTCTGTTTTCGTAATTCTGATTGATAAGACCAATGACCAAATCAGCCCCTGCTTGGGCAAGCTCTCCGTATTTGGATTGAAACTCCTCATAATCTTCAAGTAGCTTTTCGTATTTTTGGCGTTGAATTTCGCGTTCATCTGCTCCGGCAATTTGATTTAAAACTTTCCTTCTCTGTAATTCTTCCTCAACGGAAGCTATTCTTTTGTCGGATTCGGATTGAAATTTATCATTGAAATCAGCACTTGCCATATCGCCCAAATTGCTTGCCTGCCGGTTTGCAAATACTTGATTTAGCTTGTTTCGAATATCAATGATTTTATTGGCTGCTTCTTCTTCGGCAAGTGCTACTTGGTTAGGGTTTTCAGCACGTCTTTTGGCTATTTGTCCCTCAAGTTCTGCGAGTTTCTCTTCCAAACGTAAGGCTTCTACTTGCGCTTGGAATTTTTCTTGTGTAGAAATACCGACTATTTCAACTTGCCTTTTGGCTACTTCTACTTCTCGCTCAAGCCTTTTGACCGCTAATTCTTCGCTATCTTCCAACAACTTTTTGTTGTATTCTTGTTGGTCTTTGAGTGCCTTTTCATAAGCCTTTTGCTGCTCTTCAGTGGCTTTCGCACCAAGCGTTGTCTTTGATTTTTCAAATGCTGCTAATTCTTCAAGGGCTTTTTTCCTTTCTTCAGCATCTGCTTTTACAAAAGAATCGGCATCACCTTTGTTTTTTCTGATAATATCAATCTTTGAGAAATCCTCAAGAAAAGCCATAAACCCGGCAGTAGATACTTTGAGTTCTGTCAGCTTCTCCTCAATGCCTAATTTTTGGGTAGATAACTCCTTGAATCTGTTTTGAAGACTTACCAAAGCATTGTTGCTCAAAGCGTTTACTTCTCTTTGGTTGGTTTGCATATTATAGGACAACTCTTTGAACTCTCCATTGATGACTTGAATCCATTTGCCATCTATATTTTGAGCTTCGCCGCCCTTAAACAAATCTTGCAGTTTATTGTATTCTTTATTTACTTTTTGCAGTTCATCGAGGCTCTCTCTGATAGCACCATCACTTTTGGTGTTCAATATCTCCTTTTGCGATTTGATATACTCTCTTGCCGACTTTGTGCTGATATCCATTGCATTGCCGTAATCATCAAATTTACTCGCTGCTATTGGGATTTGTGATGCAACTTTTTTAGTAATATCGATTAACTCCTGTTGTTCTTCTGCGGTTAATTGTTCTTTCTTAGATAGCTCATCATACCTTGCAAGCAGTGGTGTAACGCTTTTTTCTAAGTCATTAAGGGTAGATGTTTGTTTTTTGAACTCATCGGATAAGTCTCTCGTTGGGTTAATCAATTGCCCGATTGCATAAGCAGCCTGACCAATAAGTTCTATTGTACCTCCGAAAATTAAAGCAAGAGAATTGCTGATGGCAAGTAAAAAAGAGTTGAGGTTTTTGTAAGACTTATCAACTACTGAAGCAAAATTTTGATTTTTGACCGCAAATTCATCTGTAATAGAAGAAGTTTCTTTGAGTGATTTGGTTGCTAAGTCGGTCCTCTTGGCAAGCAATTCGGCATTTGAGCCTAATTTGGCAAATACTTCGGCTGCGCCTACACCATCCACATCAAGTTCTTTGAGTATGGAAGCCAAAGCAGTGGCACTGCCTCCCGATTTATTTGCACCTTCAGTTACTTTATTGAACGCCCCAAACAAGTCAGTATTAACCAAATTGGTAAATTCTTCAACACCAATCCCCGCTACTTCTGCAAACTTGGCAGGTTCGGATGCCATTTTTTGAAGTATCCTTACTACTGCACTGCCCCCTCGCTCTGCTGTTACGTTCAGTTCTTGCAATGTAGCAGATAAACCAAGTACCTGCCCGGATGTAAGCCCAAGCGTAATGCCTACACCGCCAATTCGTGAAGCAAAATCCGCAACTACTGGACCCGTAGCTGCGCCACTTGCACCCAAAGCATTGAGTGCATTGCCTATGTTTAATATATCATTGCCTATGTTTGCAGTTTTAATATCTCCAAATATATTGCGAAGCCCGCCAATTACTTTTGTTACTTCTTCTGCGCCGCCAGAAAACTCATCCCCTAATGCAACAACTGCTTTATCGACTGCCTCGGTGAAACCTAATAATTGGTCTTTTGCAATGCCCAATTGACCGCCAACTTTACCGATTTCAAGCAATCCCTCAAGACTTGTGCGCGTGTCTATGTTTTGGAGTTGGTTAGTAAATTTTTCAACTTCTTTTGCTGTAAATCCTGCTGTTTTTCTCACATTAGCTTGCAAATCTGATATTTTATATTGCAAATCAACGAGTGCTTTCCCAAAAGATATAACAGACGTTACGCTAAACGCAAGCAATACTTGTGCGCCAATGGCTTTGAATGGTGCGCCATAGTCGGCAACTACATTGCGACTCGAGTTGATTGCCCTGTTGAAATCGTCTAATCTTTTTTGATTATCTTGTATTTGCGTTTTGAGTGTGGCAAATCCTGAATCTTTTGGAGATAGCTTCCTAAGTTCTGCTGTAAGCCTTGTTTGCTCTTGACGAAGTTTGTTGTATGAATCCGTTGCACCATCTACTATCTTATTGCTTACTTTGAGTGCATCGGCATAAGTTTTTGTTTCAGATTTTAGTTCTTTTATTTTATCGGCAAGCAACCCCGCAGATTTCTTGTTTTCATCTGTGCTTTGGTCAAGCCTGTTGTACTCTGTGGTCAGGTCTTTGATTTGTTTTTTTAAGCCATCTACCGAGTTTTGTGCTGATTTACTTTCATCTGTCATTCTCTTTTGAGCATTTGAAAGTTTTGAGAAATCAGCTACATTTCTTTGGATTTCATTGGATAGTTCGGCAGCTTGTTTTCGGTGCGCTGCATATTCAGCATTGAGGCTTTGAAATATGGTTTGGGATTGTTTTACCTGATTTTTCAGGTCGTTTTGTGCTTTGCTTATTTCGGAAAGCCCCCCGGCAAGCGTTGCCTGATAAGTTGAAGATTCTGTTGTAAGCGATTTAAGCAAGGTATTCAATTCATTGATGCCTTGCTTGATGCCTGCCAAATCTATAAAACTATCTATACTAATTCTTTTTGCCATAATTTTATTCTGAATCTTGCTCTTGCCTATTTGCTTGCCTGTCGTTTTGCTTTTTTATGATTGCGTGTTTTGAATAAAATGCGTAAATACTCATCTCTTTCATTTGTGTTTCGCTGAACTCTAAATTGGTATAATGCTCAGTAAAATTCCTGATGTATTCCGTTGAGAAGTCAGCAGGGCTGTTAGGGTTCACATTTATTTCATTGGCTTGCTGAATGTAATATTTATGAATTTGCCATATTTTCTCTTTGGCGTATTCGCCTGTTTGGTCTAAATCCAAGTCAATGCCTAAGATTTGATTTTTGACAAAATTAAAAGTTACAATGCTGTTTGCGTCATCAAATATATCAGGGAAAGATTTTTGCAACTGTATTTGAAATTCATCATTTACTTTTCTGACTTCTTCAATCATTTGCATTGCAGATAATCCTTTGACTTCCAACACAACATCAAGCAATGACTGTGTGTCTGCAAAGTCAATATCAATTGTTTCAAACTTATCAACGAACTTTAATTTGGAAATTAAGCAAGCAAAAGCCAAATAATAATAGCTTGTACCTTGCAGACTATTGGCATAACCGACTTTTGAATTTTCAAGATGGGTGATTATTTTATTTAATTCAACTTCTTTTTCTTCTGATTCGGATGCTGCCCTTATTTTGATAATCAATTCGTCAAAAATACGAACCGCATCTTGGGTAATGACATGAGATGTAGCCTCGAATAACCTGTAATACAAATAGAAATAAAAATAAGCCATTGCGGGGACGGCTTGTATTTGATTGTTTATGTATGTATTGGCAACTTGTATCATTGTATTGAAATTAAATCAAAATCACATTCTATATCCCAACTAATCGTAAATCTTATCCTGAAAGCTCTGAAAGGCGAATCAAAAGGGAGAAAACTATCGTGCTTCATTCCTTCCCAAACCTCGTTTTTATCTCTGAAAATTTCTCCAATCACGATTTCAGGATGTAATCCGTACATCATTTTGAGAATTGTGGCAATAAAATATTCGCGTACATTGAATTTGTCTGTATTGTATTTTGATTCATTGAACCAAACAGTCAGCGATAAATCAAATATTCTATGTGTCAGATTCAACTCCTTATCGGAATGCAAGAAAAAGAAAGAGAAAGATTTTAGCCTATTGTTTGGTACAATATTCTCATACCTTTCCCTTTTGATTCGGTATTGCGGTAACTTCTCCTTTTCGCTTATTTCTGCAAGCGGATAAATAGTTTCTATCCACTCCAAACTACTGTAAGTAAGCGTGGATAGCTCCGTTTGGAGCATATCCACGCAAGCATCAATGAGCAAAGGGGCTTCAATGCGGATGACATTTGGCATTAATCTTTGGGCTTCCTATAATACCTGAAACTTATATTGGTACTGCCTTCAATGCCTGTATGTTTCCATAAAATTCCTGCAAAAAAGTTTTCGGTATTTAAGCTGAAATCACCTGTTTGAGTTAAAAAATTAGGAATCTTCTGCCCAAGTGTTTTTTGAATTTGGTCATTGGAAGCATCTTTGGAAACACTTAAACTGTCTGCATTGAAATCAAACTCGTTCAATCCAAATAAATCTTGGATAACAGGCTTCCCAAAGGCTTTGCCTACTTCAAAGTAGATGTCTTTGTTTTTGGTCAAAGATTCGGATACTTTTTCGCCAAATAAAGCTTTGCACCCTGGCAAAATAGCTACTGACAACATAAAAAACATTGCATAAACTAATAGATTTTTCATTGTTATATGGTTTTAAAAATTGAGAAAATTATTTTATTCTTTTGAATTGTTTGAATTTGATTTCGCACCCGGCATAAAATGAGAAAGTATCAATCGAACTTCAGGATAGAAGTTGAAAGCTAACCCAACTAACCCTTATTTATCTCTAAATTTAGCTGAAAGCGTTTGCAGTGTGCTATTCAGATTATTCAATGTAATTTTCATTTCATAAATAATATTGGCAAAGCTTTCATTGTCTTTGTGCCTTTGCTCATTTATTTCTTTGAGCTGTTCTTTTAGTTTTTCTTCCCCTTGTTTTAGCTCCACTATCCTTTCTTCATTCCTCTTTGTATTATACCAAGTAGAAGATATAAAACTGATCATTGGCACAAGTCCAATGCTGTTTAAAATCACAGCGTAGAAAATAATGTCTTTGTAAAAATCTTCCTGATTCATTTTTTAAAAAACCATTTAATGATTGTGATAATACCAACTATGTGAATAAACAAATTGAGAAAAAATAGAAAAAACACAGATATTGTTTGTCCCCATTCACCCCAAAATGACCTGTTATTTTTCATAAGCCTTCAAAATCCTTCCTATGCAATATTGTTAGGGTGAATTCATCACCCAAATCGGGTCTCATTTTGATAGCCAATTCAATGAGTTCTTCAAGTTTTCGCCAATCAGGCTCAGGGCAACCCATACACCCTTGGCTCCAAGGCGAAAACAAATAATTTACGAATTTGGAAAATAATCCCTTGGGACTCATCGGGTGCAAGTGCGTTTGATATATACCCACTTGCACAGGCAAATTCCTGTCTATCTTGTAGTTTCGGTTGTTATCCCGCAAATACCTGAAGGCTTTAATCTGCTTCAGATATTTGACAAAAGGGTATCTCCAGCCATTGCGAATCCACTTCAAGGCACGGCGATACTGACCCTCTAAGATAATTGCAACGCCATCTTGACCTGTTCCAGTCTGAGCTGCAGTAAGTGGCGACTGTTCTCCACCAAACCCAAGAGTCCCGGCAAGTGTCGTCCAAGGAAGTTCCAGTATTTTCCAAATCCCTGAAACCTTATAGATTACATATAGCTTGTCAGAAAATGTATTTTCAAAAAAATCATTTTCCCTGATGACAATAATATTCAAGTTATAATCTCCTTCATCGAAGAATATATAGCCTAATTTTTTATAGACTAAAAGGATGTATTGAATTATTTTATTCATTAGTTTAAAATTATTTTTAGTAGATTATCGGCTATTTCATTTTCTATCAGATTGACTACTTCGCCAATATTATCATCTGTCAATCCAAGTATTTCTTCTCCATATTTATCTTCCAAGGCTGTTGTCTTGATGTCGGTTGCTTTATATTCTACGCCTTTTGCATCTGCCTTATAAGCAATTGACTTATAGAAATCTCCCTCATCTTTGAGTGTTACACGGTTCGTTGGCTGTCCTTTTGCCTGTTTGATTGCCTTTGTATAGTCAGTATAATCAGGTTTGATTTGGTCTTTTTTGCTATTGATACCCGATTGTAATTGAGCAATATTGAGGTCTTCTACCTCACTGATTACTTGGTTTATTTCTACTGCAACTATTTGAGGTAATTCGCCCGGCACTTTATTTAACCTATCAATCAAATCATTTATTTCCCTGTCAAAATCAATCATATAAAAGTGAAATTCGGTTTGGCATTGTCCTCAAATCCATTTGTTGCAGTGTATTCTTTGACGAGTGATTTGACTGCATTAAAATATTGATGCTTCAAACCCGATATGCCTGCATCTTTGTTGCCATGTAGAAGCAATCCGATTTCTTTTTCGGCTGATGATGCAATGCGGTTTAACTCTTGGCTCTGGAATAACTCGGAAAGCAATTTGACCGCAACCGATAGTTGTATTGCCCTGACCCAAAGCCTCGCTCCCGCAATGATGTCATTTGTTTTGTCTGAAAATACCGCAACCTGTAAGTTAAATATTGCTTTTCTGTTGTTGTAGTTATATTTTTCAATATCAAATAATTCTATGCCGTTTAAAAATTGATTTTGAATTTCAAAGAAATAGAAATCAAAGAAGCCTTTGAACTGCTCAAAATGAGGTTCGTAAACTTCGCTGTAAGTATCAAATGTGTATTCTGTGATATTGCCCAATATTTCATCTTCAAATACTGTAATCCAAAAATCACCGCCTGCATTGGCAAGCGAGGAGAGGTTATTTAGAATACAAGGATTGCCTTCAACGTCAATCAATTCTTTCCAAACAAATTTATTAATATCAGATGCACCAATGGTCACAGGGTACACGGCAATAGCATCGGACTGCGAACTGTGATAGATTCTCAGATTAATTGTCTGTGCCGTATCGCATTGCAAGCCTATTTTGAGTATTTGGAGTTGAGCATCTTCTCTTTGGCAAGTTTGGGCTGTAAATCCTCTTGCTCTGCCTGTGCTGATGTTTTGAGATTGCTTTATATCTCCCCAAAACAAACTACCCATACTTTGAGGTAGCAAACTGATGGATGAGTTGTAATTTTCGTTTTTCTGCAACACTGCATTGACAAGCTCAGTAACTGCACTTCTTCTTACTTTTTCAAGGTAAGATGTAAGGGAAGGCAAATCACAGATATACTGCCAACTACTTGTTTGTGTAGCAGGGTTTTGGTTTGAATTACTTTCTACCAAACTGTAGTACAGTTTGCCTTGATACACTATTCTATCCTGTATATTGTATGTATTGCCACTGTTCCAATCTTCGTAGTTGTACTGTTTGTAGTCCGGAATACAAAGTTGTATATTTCGGTTTGTCAGCCAGTTCAAAGCCAAGTCATTGGCATACAGTCCGCTTTTACTCAATGTCAAATCTAAGGCAATCAAATCTGTGGCAGGGTCTTCGGTTTGTCGGAAGCCTACTAAGTTTTTAAAAGATTGGTATATAGATTCGTAATTCAGCATATTATTTCTTAAAAAAAGCCACTTTCAAATCAGTAAGTGGCTTTCAGAAAACTAAAATTATTACAGACAAAAACAATTACGGTTTCAATTTCACGTAGCCTACCACAGGTTTGCGGGCAACAGGCGAGTATGCAGAAAAGAAGTGAAGGGTTGTAACGAATGACATCGCTTCAATCAAATCAATTCTTGATGGGTCATTGGCAAAAGTGGCAAAATTATCAGCCCACCCTTTGTAACCCTTGCAATGCACCTCGATAAAATCCGTGTTGATGCCTTCAAACATCGGCATTGCAGGTAAAGCCAATACTTCCCAAGAATCGTTGCCTACCTCAAGTTTTTTCTCGGATACTCGATAAGCCTTGCCAATCATCCCAACGCCACCATCGGCTACAGTGTATAAGACGCCATTTTGTGTAAGAGGGGCAGGCGGGTCAAGTTCTGATGCAACGTATTTGTCAAAATACTTCAAAGATTCAGAGAAAAACGCTTGGTTTGCTTGCCCGTAAGCTGTTGTATAGTCAATGTCAAACAGCATTGAATCACTCACAAGCACTTTGTAAGGATTCATTCCTTTGCGTATTTTGTTTTCGGTTGCTTCTTGATTCAATTTGGCAAAAAGCGTATTGTCATCAGCAGCAGGGATAGATTTGTAGTTTCCAAGTGCTGCAAACTTAGTCCCTACACCGCCACCAGCCCATTTGATTGAATCAAGCCAAGCCTGTGCTTGCTTTTCAGCTCGCACCATAATGTTTTCAAGTTTTTGAGAAACCAAATACATCATTGTCCTTTTGATGCGCTCATCAATGGAGTAGGAACTGAATCTTGACAAGTTTTCGTTTACCGATGATATTTCAAAACCCTCTTCAATAGATGTTTGTGCAACAATTTCAACTGCAACGCGTGTGTTTCCACCACTACCAATTCTTGTCGATTGTGTGCCTGTGCCTACTGGAACAGTTTGATTGACATCAATGAGAACCTTTTGTGCCGGGTTGAGTTTTTGGTTAAATTTTTCCCTCAATACCGAATTCGGAAAACACTTGTTTGATGAATCAGAGATTAATCTGAGTGTTTCCAAATTGCCTTTGGCTTGATGCTGAAACTCAGAGAGCATCTCTCCATTTTCGCTTCTTCCCAATTCTTCAAAGACATCAATAATTGGGGTTGCTGTATAATTACCTGCTGCCATAAATTAAAATATTTACTATTTAGTGATAGGCTTTCGCCCAATTATTTTTTTAGTCTCTCTTTGAGTTCTTCTTGCGAAATCATATTGTTTTCCGCAAGCATTTTGTAATAAGCGGTGCTATTGATTAGTCCGCCTTTTGCCTGAAAATCGGCTCTCAGTATGGCTTTTTTGGCTTGGTAGGCTGTACGTCTTTCGGCATCTGCGCTTTTTTCATCTTCAAAAGAAATCAGCGAAGCATCTACTTGGCTGTTTTGTGATTGTCCTTTGAAATCAAAACCTGATTGTTTTTCAATCACATAACCGTTTTCTTTGGCAAAACTTCTGATGGATTCAAACACCGTTTCAGTTGTTTCGGACTGTGTTTTTTTGTCGTAAGCGATAAAAACACCTTCCTTTTCTGTTGCCTTGAACTGCTTTGACCACTCGGCAACTACCGTATTTTTGATAGCCAAATTCCTTTTTTCGCTATTGACATCAAACACCAAATCGCTCAAGGCTTTGGACTGCTCCGCCTCGATTTTTACTTCAATGATTGAAGATTTCAATGATTCGTTTTCCGCAACTGATTTTTGCAAATCTTCTTTCAACTTTGTGATGGACTGCATTGCCTCTGAACCTGTTTTATTGGCAGAGCTAAGAGCTTCTACTTGCTCGGCAAGTTTTTGATTTTCGGCTTTTAAATCCGAAGCAGATTTAAGTTGCACTTGCAAGGCTTCTTTTTCTGCTTTTTCTTGTTCAAGAGCAGCCTCAAGTTCGGCGACTTTACTTTCAAGTTCTTTCGTATCTTTCATATCGTTTTTTTGTAATAATGGCAAAACTTCATTCAAATATTCATTGGGAGTGCGTCCCGAAAAAGTCAATCCTTTGTCGGCAAATGACATTTTTACCGCATTTTCATTGGCGGGTATAGCTACAATAGATGCTTCATACAATTGGCATTTGGTAATCGTGGGTCTTGTTTGCCCCTGAACGAGATAACTTGGATCGTCTGACCATTCCATTACTCTGATGCCCACAGAGCAAGCACTCAAAATGCCTTGCTCGACTTTTGCTTTGATGCTTTGGGCAAATTCATCTGACTCGTCAAAGACAGCTTCTGCGGTGATGGCATTGCCTTCAATTTTAATATCTTCCCAACGACCAATTGGCAGGAAATCCCAACCCCAGCTATCGTGTTCATACAGCATAATAGGATTTTTCATAAACCTATCAAGCGAAACGCCTTGCGGAATTATCCTTGTGCCGTGTGAATCAAGCGAATCGTCCGTTAGTTTAAATCTTGGCATTTTTATTCAGGTAAAATGGTAGATTTTACAAGTGTTTCAGTAGTTTGTAAGCAATATTCATCAATCTTTACTTCTCCCGAAAAATCAGGGTAATGAATGATATCATCTACAAAGGCTTTGATATTTCCCCAGTTCAACAGCCTCAACTCATTGCATTTATTGACAATCTCCGTTTCAGATGACAGTCCAAAGCGTTTACCAACCAATTCTTTTGCATCTTTGCTGTATTCAATCCCATCCCCTTTTTTCTGATGCTTGGTGCAAGCAAGCAATATGTTGAAGGCTTGCAGACCAGCTTCTTGTTTGTTGTCCGAAAGTCTAAATGCAGGTGTTCCGCTTTTGGTTGGGGCAAGAATATTGTTTTGGCAAGCTGTCAAAAAAGAACCTACGGGTATTTGGTCAATCGGCAATCTGAACGCAGGTGTATCGACAGGCACTTGCGTTTCAACTTTTGAAATATGAATGCAAGATTCCAAACCTTCTTGAATCACATATTCAGAAAGCAAAATACTAACACTCTCGTTTTTATCGCCCAATACCACAATTTTTTTGTCCTTTGGCAATAAATGGGAAGCGTTAGGCTTCGTGCCAATTGCTGTTTCTCCACCTACCACTACGGTTTCATTTATTTCGGTTGTTTTTTCCTTAGCCATTTTGTTGATTAATTACAATGTTTTTAGTTTTGATTTCAGAAGCTTTTGCGTAAAAATAGTCTTTGAGGATATTGAATTTTTGTTCCTGTAGCAAGTCTTTGCCCCATACGTTCATATCGTTGGTTTCAATGAGTTCTTGTATCCAAGTAGCTGAATAGAGCCTTACATACAAGTCTAATTCAGTATCTTCATTTGTTTTGAATTTATCGAAATGCTCGTAAATTTTTTCGGTAGGTATATTGCGGAAAGGAACAATGCCAGCAACCATACCAAATACATCTACAAAGTTTTTGTCATAGCCATACTCGGTTTCTATGATTTCGGATAGTTTTTTATTGAGCAAGAAATCATCTGCGCCCGCTTTTCTAAGCAGGTCATATTCATTGTAATATTTTTCTTTGGACTGAAGCATATAGCCTCTACCCAAAAATATACTACTTGATACGTATGAGTTATAGTTTCTTGCTTTTGCAATGAGCGAGTCCGTAAATTGCCAAGTCTGCTCTATCATTTCGGAAACAGATGCAAGTACCCTGCGCATATCCTCAGTGTCGGATTGAACATCTATTTCGTTTCTTGCTTCTTTGGACTTGCTGACGCTGTTTTGAGATTTGCCGATAATATCAGAAATAATCTTCTCCTCTTTTTTGCTTAAATCCTCTTCGTGGAATCGCATTACATCTGTATTGAAATCCACGTAAGAAAAGAGCTTCATAAATCTCTCAGCAGATTCCGTTTCAAGATATTCCATCGGAATTTCCACTACCTTACCCCAAGCCGTTTTCTCTTGTGATTTTCTTTGGCATTTCTCGCAATAGGCACTCTGTCCATCATTTAATTTGAAAATACCATTGTTGCAATGCACGCCGGTATGATGGGTGTTATCGCATTTGAACTTCGGTTGCAGTTGGGTTGGAACTCCTGACTCCCATCCATACATTTTAGAGAAGTTTTTGAGCAATATCCACGCATATAAATCGTCCAAACTATCCGATATGGGGCTTTTTTTGATTGTATAATTACCCTTGTATTTGTTGTAAGATGAAATATGCGTTGCCGGAACACACTCAAAATTATGCCTGTTTTGTAAAATTAATTGTGGATTACCTGACTTGTTTAGCTCAAAGAGTGTGTAATTCAGGTCGTCAACTACAAAGAACTGCTTGGTTTTCTGAGTGTTTTTTAAATACTCGTTGTATATAATCAGATATTCAATGCCTCTTGCGGATGAATCTATATCCCAAATCTGTTTGATATTGACTGTGCTGACAAACGGCTCGTTTCTTTTATCGATTTTATCATAAGCACCCTGGTCATTTTTTGTGATTGAAAAGTCAATCAATGCAATGTTGTTAGGTTCAAATAGAATGGACTCTAAACCAATGTGTTTATAGTAATACTCACTGCTCAGTCCGTTTTTGTTTTTTGATGCAGATTCGTAGCATTTTGAAACATAATTTTCAAAATCCTGCTTCTGTTCGCTATCAAAGAATTTATTATCAATTACCCTTCCTGTGGCATCAAATATTCTTTGAAAGTGTGTGGCAACTTTATCTATCAATGGTTTGGTGTGTAATCCAAACGATTCTTTGAATTTAGGTTGTCTTTCAGGCACAAGCATCTTCAAACACTCATCAATGATTAAGTGTTTGTTTTCACCTGTGGCATAAGCCTTCAATGTTTTTTCTTCAATGACTGCTTCTTTGAGTATGGCTGCGTTCTTTGGTTTTTTGATAAGCTCAAAGATTTTTTCGGTACTCAATATCATTGTGATGAAATAAATAAGAATAAATTTAAAAATCATTTTGAATTTTGTTTTTTGTTTTTTAAGACCAATGCACCAAAACCATTATAAGTGAACTCCCCGCCTTTTCGAAACACCCCGAAATTGTCTAATCCGTATTCCGAATTATCATCAACTGCGAGTATTTCGGTTTGTGGCTTGTTTTTTCTTATCCTGTCAAAATATGATTCAGCGTGTTTGATGGTAAGCGTCATATCTCCGATTACTTCTCCAACAGAAAAACCTGTGGCTTTTGAAAGTGAAATTATGTTTAGCTTAATCATATCTATTTTTTCAAAATATCAAAAGTAGGTTTGAATTTCGCCCAGTTGTTCAAAACATCCTCATAAAATTCAAGAGTCGCCATGAGCATTTCAAGTCCGCCTCTACCGCCTTCCGCAGACCTTCCTTTGATGGTTGCATAACTGATTGGAAACCATTTTACTTCGGTTGGCGATGTTCCTTTTGAGCCAATTATTTCACCTTTGGTATTGATAAGCAAACATTCAAGTGAGTCGGAACTGTTGTCCCTCAAAGACACCATCAAATCGTTTTCTTCCTGTGCTGTCGGTTCTTTCCAAGAGAGCGAAATCACATCATTTGCATAATGAGTAGATTGTTTTTGCCCTGATGCAGATTCAACAGTGTTTGGTTCGCCAGATACAACAGATGATTCCCAAAGTTTTTTACTGAGCAAAACATTGTCAGGGTCAGTAGCCAATGCAAGCAATGTATCCCAAGTCGCTTCTGCCAAAATCGTAGTAGTGGTAAAAGGATTTGCACCACTTTGTTTTTTGAAAACAACCCTTGCAAGTGTCCCTAACCCGATTCTAAATGCACAAGCATTCGCTGCTTGAGACTGGGCAATAGGTGCAGGGCATGGCGCAGTAGAAATATTGAGCTGACGAACAGTAGGCATATATTTTAATGATTTATTTCCTGTATTTCTCTTATATTTGAAAGTCAAATTTACGTTAAATAGTTACACAAAAGCCAATAAAATAAACACTTATGATTAGGTTTTTACCTTTATTGCGTTAAATGATTTAATTTTGTAGTAAATGATTCTTATATGAAAATAAAACACCCGGTTGTATTGTATTCAAATGACTTGATGGCACTACTCAATTGTTCTAAGCCAACTGCCAACAGGCTAATCAGCAAAATAAAAAGGGATAAGGGATTGTGTGGCAGAAAAAGGTATGTTACTATCTCTGAATTTTGTGAGGAAACTGGCGTTTCAAACGATATAGTTTTGGAGGCGATAAAATACTAACTTACCAAGTCGGGTACTCGGTACTTGAATATTCAAATGTCATTCGCATTAATAATGCGTCTGCAAAATCAGGAGACATTCCTGATAATAGATTCTTTTGCTCTTGTTTGGAAATGACTTGTTTTTTACCTTCCCCATCTGCATCTTTACGCTTGATTGTGCGTAATTGCCTTTTAATCAATTTTTCAATATCATATATCTTTTTATTGATTTCTACTTCAGATGAATTGACCATCTGAAAGAACTCATTATTACTATTATAAATGGCAACATAAAAAGAGTTTCTATCAATACTGATTTGATTTGTATTGATGAAATCTTCACAAAGTTTGTAGGCACATTGTGTTTTGAGGTTTTTATAATTTGTATTTGTTTTGTTTCCGAAATCTTTAAATGCCATTGCATTGCCTTGAAATACTTTGCAGCCCAAGGCATCAATTACACCTACACCGTCTTGGTCGCAAATAATATTTGATACACCAACACCCAATCTGTTTCTTTCTTCATTGACTACTTTTAGGATGGTATTGGTATCTGATATGGATAGAATATTTATTCTATCGACCCTCATTCCTTCCCAACTGATTATAACGCATAAATCTTGACCAAATCTTGCGTGGTCAATGGTGATATATTTTTGGGATTTTTTGGGGACTAAATTTGAAAATATATCATTGATTTTATTGGGTGGAGAAATAGACATTACATCTTGGGTGATGTTCCAATTACCTTTGAACAGCCTATTGACAGTTTCTTCATCTTGCGCCAACAGGTTTGCTTTGTAGCCGGGGTCTTTTTCAAGCAGTATTTTATTGTCGTCTAATTTGCCTTCAATAAAACAGAATGACTTTACTTTCTCGATTCTTTTTTCTTTACTTTCTGAAGCGTCAAATAGATGCTCACATTTTTCTACGACTTCATTTCTGTCATCTCCCCAAACAAACTCGCCTTTGTCAATCATAAAAAAACGTAGTTTGCCTGAACGCTCAGGAATAATAAAGCCATCAGTTCCTATATACCAGTCAATCAAATCCCTAACCCAACTTTCAGGGTCGGGGTTCATTGATGCACGTACATAAGGCTTAACTCCGCAAGTTGAACGGTTTCGAGTAAGCAGATAGAAGAATTGCCCTCGCGTGAAGTGAGTCATCTCATCAAAAGCGATATAAGGGATTTCAGAACCTTGCCAGTTGAATTTATCGGTTTCGTTTTCAAGGTGCGAAAAAGAAATTTTAGCTCCGCTTTTAAATGTCCATCCAAGTGGTCTTTGTTTGGGAGATGCGTTGAGGTAGGCATAAATCTCAGCTGATTTATCCCAAAGCCCCCCTTCATTCATAATTTGGGGAGTAGTTCTTCTGAATATTACTCCACCAAACTTTGGATTGTTGATGTGTCTTGTAGGTTCAAGTAACAGACAAAAAGACTTGCCCGGTCCTGCTGCTCCGCCAATAAAAGCAATATCGGCAGGAGTAGAAAGGGCAAGGGCTTGGAATCCTGCTTGAGGTTTAATAGTCATCTTTTGATTCTAACCTGTCATTTCTGAAATTATCAGGTAAAAGTATTTGAACAGACGTTTCTATCGCCCCCGAATGTTCGACTTTTTGGACATACAAACCTTCCAATTCTGCAATGTCTTTGAGTACGGCAAGGGAGTTTTTAATATCTTTTTCTTTGAGGGAAATTTCATACAACTTCATACGTGCCGAAATATGAAAAGCCTTTTTTTCCTCAATTTCGGATTTGTTTTGCTCGATAAAAAGGCTTCTTGCTTCTTTGATGTATCGAAATGCTTGTCTATCCCCTACATTCCAATTTCTTGAAATATTTACGCAGATATCAGACACAGGAGCTCCTGTCAAAAGCCATTCTTGTATGGTTCTGATGCGGTTGTAGAACTCTATTTTATCAGACCTATGCCTTTGAAATTCTACTTCTACCTCTGCGTCTGCCTCTGTCAATTGAATATCTGCCATATTTTTAAATAAGTCCCAAAATCATTTTAACCTGTTCGTAGTCATCCAATACAGTTGATAACTGTATTTCAAGTTCAAATCTTTTCTGTTCATACTGCCTTTTTACGGATTCATCACTGATGAAAGTATTGGACGAAAAAGCAGTAATCCTGTCCCTGATAAATTTTACTCTGTTTTCGTAGTATCTCAAAATACTTTTTGCCTTTGTTTCGGCATCTTTGATTTTCACTTCTGCGTGATTGATAGTCGCTTCTTGTGTATTCATATCAACTGTTACTTTTAAGTCTAATTCAATTATTTGGTCTTGGTCTTGGTTCATTAGCAATGTCATCTAAGTTTAAATTTCCGTTTAAATGAGCAAAGTTAATATTTTTATTATTTTTGACACAAAATTTAGCATATCGAGCTATAATGCTTTGAACGTATTTTGGTTCAAACTCAATTCCGTAGCAAATCCTATCTGTTTTTTCGGCAGCGATAAGTGTAGTACCCGAACCCAAAAAACAATCGATGACAATATCTCCCTCATCAGTTGAATCAATGATTGCATCAGATACCATTGGGGTTGGCTTTGGCGTCGGATGATTGGCAAGTTCTCCGATATTGTATTTATTGTCGGTCCTTTCGCGGTCAGGATTGCCAAAGTCATTGGCAGACTTGTAGTCCCAAACATTGTACCTCACCCTATCAGCTAATTCAAGATGTGATTTATGTTTGGCAGTTCCGTTCTTAAAAATCAAACAAAATTCGTGTTTGGCTCGGTAGAAAGAACCGTTGGCACCAACCGACTTATTCCAAACGCATATTTGTTTTGGTTCTACCGTTTTGTAAGTTTCGGGAAGTGCTGCTGCCTGGCATACGTGCCACACGTGGCGAAAATCCATAAAATGGTAATGAATAGAACCATCAACGGAAAACTCCACACAATTTTTCATATAAGAAGCAAGAAAATCGGCAAATTCATTGTCCGACATTTCACCTGCGCCCATGGCGAAATCGGGATGTTGCACTTTGCCCTTGCCTCCAAAATCGGTATATTTCAAATTATAAGGCGGGTCAGTGAAAATGATTTGTGCCTTTTTATCGCCCAACAACGTTTCAAATGTTTCTCTTTTTGTGCTATCGCCACAGATAACAAAGTGATTGCCCAATTGAAACATATCGCCTCGCTTGACCACGATATTTGATTCGTCTATTTCAACAAGTTCATCTTCGCCATTGTCTTCATTCACACCAAATACATCAAACTTTTGCTCAAAGCGAGGCATAGAAAATTCAGGAATATCAATCTCAAATTTCATATCTGCCAAATCAAGGTCAAACTTTTCAAGGAAATCAAAAAGACCTTGCTGGGTAATTTTGGCATATTGAGAAGTGTATATAAGTACAAGTTTAGATGCTTCTTTGATATTTTCACAAGAAATGAAAGTAGCGGGTAATAGTTCAGGTATCTCATGACCTTCATCTTTGAGTAGTTGCAACGCTTTTTGTCTGTGATGACCGTCAAGTATCCAAATAACATCTCCCTCTTGCCAAACGTGGAAAGGCATCACGAAAGAATTATTTTTGATGGATGATTTTAATTTTTCTACCGATTCATTGGATAGTTCTTTTAAATTACTATTTTGCAACCAAGATGCAGCTTGCCATTCGATATTTTCTGTTTTAAGAATGCGGGATTCTATTTGGGACATAAAGTAAAAAATTTTTAGGTCAGTAAATCGGTCAGTATGTTTTTAAATTTTCATTTAAACGACTGATTTACAAACACTTACCTAAAAGTAATTTATCCCTCCGACTCCACTTCATTATGCCACAAATCAAACAAAGTGTTGGTTTGTGGTTTTTTTACGGGATTTCATTATAATTTTATCAAAATTTTACTGCAAATCAAAGAAATAAACGGTTTGCAGCAAATTGTAAAGTTTGTAAATCAGTCAGTAGCGTAAACGCAAAAATTACTGACTTTGGTTTCTCAAATGTAGCTATTTTTTTGTGAAAATCCCTAAAATTATGATTGACATTACCTTTCTTATCAAACCAAGCGAAATCAACGCCAAAGGACAGTGCATTATTTACTGTCGATTTAAATGCGATGGCACGCCCAAAAAAGAAATTTCAACAGGCATACAAGTTAGTCCGGATGAATTTGATACCAACTCAAAACGTATCATTACAAAAGGAAAGAAATCGGACAGCGACAGCCTCAAAGAAAAAAATAATACTTTGAATGTGCTTGAAACTCGTTTGCGTCAAATCTACAACAATCAAATCGATAAAGGTAAAACACCCACGGGTCAAACCATTAAAGAAGAATTTGAAGCAAAAAAAGAACGTAGAACACTTGCACAAGCGATTGAACTACTGAAAAAAAGGGTAAAGGATAATAAAGCACTGCTGAATAAAGTAAGCATCATTGAAAAGGTTGTTGAATTATTTATAAAAGACAAATACAAAGTGGATAATATCTACTTGAATGAACTTGACAACTATACAAACTTTGGCGATGACTTCGAGGCTTACGTCAAAATTGGCGGGAATAAAAGACAAATCGCTTGGAGCAGAAGTTATTTGCAAAAAATGTTTCCGTACATCAAACGCAGCGTTGAGCTTGCAGTAAAACAAAAGTGGATTGAAAGCAATCCTTTGGCTTCGCACCAAATTATTTTGACCAAGCAAGATAAGCAGAGAGATAAGATTTTTTTAACCAAAGCGGAGCTCAAGAAAATAATAGATGAGGACTTTCAAACTCCAGCCATCCGTAGAACTGCGGATATATTTACGTTTCAATGCTACACCGGACTTGCTTATGGAGATGTCAAGAAACTGACCTATAAAGACATAAGAAAAAATGATGATGGGGTGTATTACTTGCATGACCCAAGGAAGAAAACGGCTGTTGAATTTACCATTCCGCTCATAGAACAGGCGATTGAACTCATTGAAAAATATAAGAATGACCAGCACAGGGAAATATTCCACGCTGATAAGATATTCCCTGTCAAAAGCAATAAAACTTACAACCTGCACCTCAAAACTATTGCAGGACTTTTGGGTATTGAAAAGGTTTTGAAAACCCACGTGGCGAGGTACACTTGCAACCAGTTATTGTATGAAGCTGGTGTAAGTGATGAAATCAGAAAGCAAATACTTGGACATACCACGGTCAAGATGACAGCCCATTACACAACTGCCTCAACCAAGTTGATGAATGAGGCAATGAGTAAGATTGAGATTTAGTATGAAGTCATTGCAACCTTTTTTAATTTGTAGGCTTGCAAGTCTTTCATATCATAGTGCCACAACTTGCCCACCTTTTCATAAGGCAGTTCGTTTTTAGGAATACTACGCATTGAATCATAGCTATACCCAAGAAACTCGGCAGCTTCTTTACGGCTTAATTTTTTTGATGGTATAAGAGCCTGTATTACTTTACTAACGATTCTATCCTCGTGTTCTTTGAGCATAGATTCAAGTTCTTGTGTTGTTATCATTGTCTGAGTAATTTAATCATTTCAATTTCTGTCTTGGCAATATCAATGATTGTTTTTGCTTGTGAGTTGATAGAATCGGCTTGAGGAATGTACTCCTTGTCTTCTTTGATTTTTTTGATAGATTCAAAAAGTATATCCGTAAGGGAATTTAATTTTGACTTATCTATTGCTTTTGCCGTTTCCATTGCCGTTTCTGTTGCTTGTATTTTTTGAACGGATTTGACTTCTCCAATAATTTCTACTGATTTGTAGAAATCAACTACTTTGTTTTGCTCAATGGTGAACATTTTTTTGTCTGTGGCGACTGTAATATTCGTGCCGTTGTCATACACTGCTAAAACTTCATAATCTTTGGCGAAGTAGAATATTTTTTTACCTACAAGATTTTTAATTTGCTCTGTTGTTTTTATTATGCTCATCTTTCAAAATTGTTTTTAATTGTAATTGTAATTTTTTTGCTTGTATCAATTCGGGATTTTTCAGATACTCATCCCTGAGTTCTTTGTCTATACCGCTCTTGCTATGTCCTGTGAAGGCAAGGCAATTAGCTACAAACACATCAGATACTTTGCCCTCTCTGATATTTTTATTTTTCGTTTCAACTGCTTTTTCTGTGTCCGCATTTCTTCTTGCGTTATCTTGCTTCGATAAGCAGTACAGATTTTTAATATCGCAATTCAAGGTGTCGCCATCTTTAAATCCGATAATATGGGCTTTTGGAATGGGACCGTTATGCTGTTCCCAAACATATCTGTGATATAATTGCATACGTTTTTCACCGCCAAAACTTATCATTTTATATTTCTCCCCACTTTTTCTGTGATTGCGAACCACTATCACTCCAACAGGGTGTGTATTATGGGGCTTGTTTCCTTTTTTGAATTGAGTTGCCTTACCGCCTATTTGCAAACCTTTCATTCCTTTGTTCCAAGACTCGTGTCCCTTTCGAAACCGACATCTTTCTTTGATTATTTCATCTGACAATTTAAGTCCGAGCGTATGAACCCTGTTTTTGACAGCACATTTTGCTTTGCCAAGTTTCTCTGCTATTTCTCTTGAAGAAAATTGCTCGTAATTATCTCTGAGAAACTGTTCTTCTTCAAGCGTCCAAGTCCTTTGGGCATCCATCCTGATTTGTTTTATTTGCTCAGGAGTTCTTTTTATACCTAATACTTTGAACTTAGAACTTACTGCTTTGTAGCTTGTACCAAGTATTTTACCAAGCTCTTTGTTGCTTAGGTGTATATTTTCTTTGATATATTTTATTTTTTCTTCTGTCCAGTTCATACTCCATCCAAATAGTTAAGGGTAATAAATACAAAAGGCTGTGTTTCATAATCTACACTCGGATACATCTTTTTGATGATGCCAATGCACTCTTCTTTGCCGTAACCAGTGTCCAAGCGTGCCATTCCTTCGCTCATTTGCGCGAGTTTAAACTCACGAACATCCACGATTTGAGCGATGCCGTAAGAGAATCCATTCATTTCAATTTCAAACTTTTCGCCAACCTTATACTTTGCTTGTTTCAGTCTTATTGAGCTGAAGCATTGCAGGTCAAGTTTGCACCCGGTTCGTCCTTTTCTTTTATTCCAAGGCGTTGAAAATTTTAGTATAGGCATATCAGTTTTGATTAAAAATAAATAAATACTGGATAAATTGAACTTTACAGCACTGGTAATGCAATATCCTCTTCTCGTTCTTCGCCTGATACATTTGGCTCAATATTCTTTCTATGAGCATTTCTAATCTTGTTTATTGATTGTACTGCTATTTCAATGTCAGTTTCAAGGCTTTCAGTTGTGCTATTGATAAGACCTTTGCGTATATTGTCAGTAATATAGTTTTTCAAATCTTTGGGCAGTTTTTTTGTAGGTTTATATTTGCTTCGATTGTTTTTTTGGCATCTTTTTTTGATGGCGTCCAACTGTTCCTTAGTACGCACTAAGCCAAGCCTTTTAATTTCCTGACCTACTGCGTAATAATTCAACCCTACTATTTTGGCGATTTCCTTATCGCCTAAACCGTTTTTGAATAAATCTATTATTTGTTCTGTCATCTTTCTTGTGCCGGTAAATAGTCTGCTATACTTTCTTCTTTTTCTATTTCGGAAATCAGTTTAAAGAAATCACTTTCTGCAATTTCACATTCCATTGCACCCAAATCGATTATGATTCGGTCCTTGAATCTTCCTACTTTTCGGAATTGAACATCTTTGAATTCAAATACTTTTTCTTGCTGAAGATTCAATTCGGCAATTACTTCTCTCATTTCCCTTGTGCTGAATTGCGAAAGCACAAAGGCAATTATGTGCGCCTTGATAAAATTATTCATTTGTCTTGCTCCTTTCTGCTAGCATAGCATCGGCATAGTTGTAAGCCTTTTGAGCAGTAGATTCAATGCCAAAATCTTTGATTAAGACTTGCATAGCCATACCAGCGAAATAATCGCGAAGGGTTATACCTTTATTGATTTTAGGATTATCCCCAATACCGTTTAACTCGTTGCATTTCTTTTCAGCCATTTCCAAGTCTGTAAATTCACTATGGGCAATAAAATCTTGACCTTTGCCCTGACCAACCTGCCAAGTGTCGTATTTTGATTTTTTGATGTAGTATTTCATTTCCAGTTTTTGTTTATGTACTCGTTGTATTCTGACGACTTAAGTGGCGAATGGTCTGTATGATAGACCATCACCAAGTTGCTTAATGAACCACGCATTTCTTCAGCGTGTGCCTTTGAGGATTTGAATTTCTTCATATTTTCAATCACCCGATGAAGCATCTTTTCTTGTGGTTTCATATTCTTGTAGTTCTTTTTGAAGTTCTCTGATGTCCTGACTGATTTTACTAAAGAAGTTGTAATCCCCTTTTTCGGATGCTCGTTCTTTGACTTGTTCCAAAATAGCTATCCGCTTTTGGATAGCCATTTTTTCTGTTGTTGGCGTGTTATTCATTTTCTTCAAACTGTTCAAAAGTGGTATAACCATCATTTATCTCAGGCTCAGGTAATGAAAGTTGCTGCGATTGTGAAATCTTCAAAAACTTATCGTCAGTCAAAAGCCCTGTGCGAAGGGAAACAATGCCCTGCTCTACGTAATCTTTCAAAAGGAGCGCATTTTCTGTGGAAATATTGGGTATCAACTGCACAACAGGATAGTTTCTGCTACTGCCTGATTTATCTGATTTTACTTTTTTGACATTCAAGTCAAAAGGAATCATTCGGACAGTGCCTGCAAGTTGCAGTATGCTATCAAAAACGGCAACGATTTGAGGGATGGTACTTGCTTCAGCATGGGTGCTGAATTGCCATTCGCCAATAAGACCTTTAATCTTGGGAAGTACAAATCTTAGTACAAGCCTCGATTTCCAACCATTTGGTGAAGCACACTTTTTAGCCATATTTTCCATCGCTTTTTCAACTGAGCCGGGTTTTTCAACTGAGCCTGTTTTTTCAATTAACTCTGCTTCCGAAAACTTTTGGTATGAATCACCTACCACAACTTCAAAGTTTTTACCATCTCCGCGGGCATATACTTTGCCCGATTTATCACGAAGTTCTAAGAACTCACTGCAAACGTGGTCTATGTTATCAGATAGAAATATGATTTGCAAAGAAGTCGGTTTTTCCCCGTATGCTTCTTTGAATAATCTCTCATATTCCTTGTTTTCACTATCCACTCGGAAATAGTCAAGGCTTGTAGGGTAGCCTTTTTCTTTGTGTTTTTCTCCTACTTTGATTTTTCCAACAATGCCAATGCCTTTGGATTGTTGGGCTTCTCTAATTATTCTCATAAGAAATCATTTAATGTGTTGCCAACGGCTACCTCGTTGGTTAGGTCTTGCAGGCTGAATTTATCAGGGTACTGCATACTTTTGGGTTTTGGGTTTGGATTTACGCTGTGCCAAATCGCTTTGACGTGTCCGAAAATTTCAAAGTATTTATCAAGGGGTTCAGTCGGTTCTTTGAGTTGCCAGCCTTCACCCTGTATTTTCTTTCCTTTTTTGTCTTGCCCACGTGTTTCGGCTTTGAGATGCAATATGCCAGCCTTCTCAATTTTTCTTTGGTTATTTTCATTCCAAAGTTCAACACATACTGCGAGTCGCATATAATCGGTTTCGTAGATGTAGTTGCCTGATTTGTAATCAATCAGCCAAAGTTGCCCCGATATTTCGCACACCAAATCAATGGTATCTCCTACGCCAATTTTATCGGAAATTATTTTGTGTTTTTTCGCAACTACTTCGGGTTGGTAGTCTCTAATAAACTCAAAGAACTTGGCAACCATTAGCCATTCTTCAAGTGTGTAAGCAGGTCTGCCTGTAAGGTCGTCAATCCAAGCAATTGTGTAGCCATCCATTATTTTGTGAAATGTGTCGTGCATTTTAGCTCCTTGCTCGGATGCTTTTTTAACGATTTCATCGACATTCATTCCTACTTGTTTTAAGAAGTTTTGAAAGGCATAACCCTTCGGATACACTTCTAAAATTGTTTGCGTAGCAGGGTAGAACACTTCTTCTCCTTCAGTGTAATACCGTTCATCTAAGAACGATATTACTTCAATGTCTTTGTTGTGATGTATTTTCATTGGTTTTGATATGTAAATAGTTTTCCTTCAATACTTTCAAGTTCTTTGCTTGTAAAGGCTTTAATCACTGATATGCCTCTCCATTTGATGTCTATGATTTCAACTTCGTTAGCTTCATCCTCATCTGCTGGTAATTCCCAAGTTCCTTTGAAGGTTGATTTGCTTCCTTCCGTAAAATTGTATTCAACTACCAAGTCAGAAATATCATCTATCTCGGCATAGCTGCTATGTGAGTGCGTTTTTGATTTCTTGGTGATTTCTTGACCAGATAGGAAGCTGATTACACCAAGCAAATTTTGATTGGTTACAGTGCGGTCTATCGGGTAGCTGAGTGCCATACTTTTTAGCCTGAATGAGCCATCTGAATTTTGCTCAATGGAGCATCCCCAATAAGGATTAGAGCTTCCTTCAAATTTTATTTCAATTACACCTTCTTTGAAAGATGTATCCAAGTCGTATGCTTGTAGTTGGTCATACATTTGGTGGATTGCAGATTTTAATACTATTGTTGCGTTCATAATTTTAAATTCTAAGGTTTGGAGCTAACAGCAGGAATCGAACCTGCAACCTGTTGCTTACAAGGCAACTGCTCTACCAATTGAGCTATGTTAGCTTAAAAAAGGCATAAGACTCGCAGTGCAAGCCAAATGCCTGCGGGATTCTAATTTAACTTCACAATCATATAGTTTACTGCCTCATTGATGCTCGCAAATTTGCCTTTTACTTTTTCGTGCAGGGTTACTTGATATTCTCCGTTTCTTAGCCTGTCAATGAACCATCCATTTTCGGTGCTTACGACCGTTTGCTCAGCCTCCATTCCTTTTACTTCTTCGATTGATTTGTAGGCATATTGAAGAAGTTGTGAGAAAGTTTGATTTTCATTTCTGAATGCTGCTCTATCTTCTATCATTTTTGCCATATCCAATAGCATCTCCATTGCAGCTAATTCATTATCTCCATACCATTCCTTTACGGTTTGGTCTAATTTTTCAAGTGTTAGTTCCATTTTGAATCCTTTTTAGTTACCGTTTAAATACAATGCAAATATATACCAAAATGGTAACAATAACAAATATATTGGTAATTATTTTTACCATTTAGGATAAAATTTTTTAGAATGGTAAATCTTCCTCCTGATTTTCAGCAACTTGCGGGTTTTCCTGCTTACCGTACTTAGCCGGTGTGTCATCTGTTTTGCTTGGTGGCGGTGCATCTTGGTTTGTTGCATACTGCTTTGGCTGTTCTTCAAGTCCTTTGACTGCTATGGCTTTGATGTCCGAATAGTATTTTCCTTGATATTCCCTTGAGGACACATCAAACCTTACCTCTACCTGTGAGCCAATAGTCAAGTGGTCTAATTGGTCAATCACCGTGTTCCATGCAGTAAATGCAATGAGTGCCGGGTACTGTGTGTCCGTTTCAATGACGAATACTCTCTTGTGCCAGTCTTTGTTGTTTTTGCCGACACCTGATTCTGTTTGTAAAATGTCTGTGATTCTTCCTTGAACGATGTACATAAAATTAAATATTAGATGTTAAAAATTAATAATAAGCGATTCTAAGGCTTTTTGTGCCTCCGTAAGTGAATAGCAGGTACAAACGCTATGCCCTGCAGTAATGATGCGACCTTGCGTTTGTTGTTGCGATTTGGACAGCTTCCCTGTGGCAGTCTTGAGTTCAATCCAAAGATTTAGTTTTGGAACAAACAAGTCCGGCACGCCGGCTACTGTTCCCATTCGTTTACTGATGTAGCCGTCCAATTTGGACCGTTTGGCATCGTTTGGGATGCGTATGACAAGCAATTCGGGATATTTCCCTTTGCACCAATCCACGAAATCAATCTGAATTTTGGCTTCTTCTGATACTTTCATAAAAATAATGACTTAAAATGACTTAAAGGTTAAAAACTATTAAAATATAGGAAATTTGAGAATTTATAACTCATTGATTTTCAGCACTGTAACACTTGTAACACTTCGATATTGCTTTGTAACACTTTTGTAACAGATATAACTCATTGATTTTCAGCACTGTAACACTTGTAACACTTTTCCTTATCGCATGTACGTGTATTATATATAAGAATAAGGAAAGAGGTATATCTTGTATTGTTTTAATTGTTTACGGTAGTTTTTTCTATCACAAAAAAAATGTGTTACAAGTGTTACATCTTTGATTATCAGGCAGTTACACTTAAAAATAAAGTGTTACGAATCTGTTACAAAGTGTTACAAGTGTTACACCATTGATTTTCAATGAGTTACGTTAAGTTTTTGGCGGGATTATCCAAAACCCTCTGCTGATTTTATCGCCATTTCTAAGGGTTTTACCATTATTGTTATCAAACCCTAACTTTTTGAGGCATTGTGTTACAGTTTTTGGTTTTAAGTTCCTAAACGAGCTTTTATACATCAGTGTATCTGTAATCTTGGTGGCGGTCCAAAATTCGCCCTCATCAGGTTTACATTTTTCAAAGAACTGAAGGATGAGTTCTTCTTCAGGTGCTAATTTACGAAAATTTTCGTTTTGTTCGCTAATTCCTTCAAAGTTTTTTCGGGAAAACAAATCTTTTAAGTTGTGAGAGTCATACAATTGTTTAATTTCGCGCCATAGTTCCGTTTTATCTATTGAATTGTACAACTCAAAATCTATCCCTTCACTGCCTAATTCTATAATTCCGAAACGCCTATTACCGGTTGTATCTTCAAGAATTTCGGATTCATTGCTACAAGCTGCAAAGTTGCAAAGCCTGTGCCTTTGATTACCCCACTTCTCGTAGGCAAGCCTAATCCAAATTGAAGGATTTGTAATCATTGCTTTCATTTGTTTGTAGCCCATATTTTCAAGTGATGTAAACTCTTCATCGACAGTTATAAATGTTGATGTCTGTATAAGTTCATCATTGTAATTTCTATTCTTTTGAAATATATGCCCAATGACGAGTTCTTCTTTACAAGCTATATTGGGTAATAAATTAAAAAAGAATGATGATTTACCTGTAAACTGTTCCCCAACCAAAACGAGCATCATAGGGTTTATTTTCCCATATACGCTACCAACACACCCCGTTAGCCATACTGCAAGCAAATGCTGGACGTATTCTATGTCTTGCGTACTTCGCAGGGATTTGGCTAATTTTTCAAAGTTAGATAAAGAGTTAGCCGGAGCGAGGTCATTAAAAAAATCTCGGAGCGGATGGAAAGTAGCGACTCTGCTTCCTCGCAGAAATTCATTCACATACTCTTTTTGGACATCAGTATTCATTTTTTCGGAGGCATCCCAAACGATTTCATTTACATCTTCTTCAGTCATTCTGATATACTGGTTTTCCTTTTTTCTATAAACAGAAAGATTCAATTCGTTTTTATAAATATTAGACTGGTACTGCTTAAAATATAAAGCAAGTTGCAGTCTTGATGATTTATGCTCTTGGTCTTTGGCTTCCGAATCTGCGTACACCTGTTTGACTATCTGCTCTGATTCGTCTTCGGAGATACCCTCAATTTCTTTTAATATATTGATAGTCTGCTGAGGAGTGCAACTGCCATTTTTGCCCATTTTGGAAGCCTGTACAATAATATTTGTTTTGGGAGATGATATGTTAATCCCTGCTTGTTTGGCATAATACAATACAGATTTGATTGTACTTTTTTTGCCTGAATTGGATTTGTTTTTCAGGCATACATTGTACTGCTTTTCTGCCTTATTGTAATCGTAGAGTGCGCTGTTTTGACTTATCGTATGAAATAGTGACCTTCCCCCTTCTCCGTATTCATCGGCAATTCCAAAAGTAATTTGCAGCCACTGCTGGTAGCCGCCTGTAATGTCGGTTCGGTTATCTTGAATTTGTTTCCACACAAAATCCAAGTCTGATTTTCCAAAATAAATATTATTGGTTTGAGGCGGATTTTGTTTTTTTGGGTAATTCTTAAAGACTTTAGAGGCAATAAATATTTCGCATTGCGGGTCGTAAGAAACAAAACGAGTGCGATTTACATTCCGGCACGCCGGGTCAATCACAACATCATAGTTTTTGTAGTAGTATTCCGATAGCCCATCAAAGGCATCTTGATGTCTTGCGCCATCTATTTTGACAATCACACACATTCCTTTACCACTACAAGACACAAACATTGCGTATGTGTAAATATCACCTTCCAATTTTGCTCTTACTGTATCAATTTCTTCTTTTGACAGATTGTCAATATCTACTGCAATGAAACCGCTGTGTTCTATCAGTCCCGTAACTGTCCTATCCTTATCCTTAAAATGTCCAGACACAGTTACCATAGGCAGTTTGCCTTTTGCCGTATCTTTTTCAGTTTCATCTTTGGCAATCCTAACAGCCAATACAGCATCTTGCCATTTTCCGTCCTTGATAGAATCAAGGAAAGAATCA